TTGTCACTTGGCATCCAAAAAATTATGTTAGGAACTTCATCAAAGATATAAGCATTAGCTTTTACAGTTGATACATTTGGTATCACCAATATTAAACCATCACTGCCGCCCATATCAGAAGTAGTGGTTAACTCTGGGTCAGAAAAAGTAAATCCACTTGTAATTTTTACATTCGCAAAAGTATAACCAGTACCAGATCTGTGAATCGTAGTTTCTGTTGCAAGTGTATTACCAAAGGCAGCAATTTTATTTTCTCTGACAACAATTCTTATAATAGCACCAGTGGATGTTCCTTGATTGTCGCCATCACCAGATACCGCTGCATAATACGTTCCGTTTGAATAACCAGAACCATCATTAACGACAATAACATTACCAATAGCTCCGCCTGTTGTAGTTGCACTTACTTGTGCCTTTCTTTTATCGGAATATAAAGGATAGTAGTATGATTTAGTATCACTAAATCTCTTATCAGTACCAAATACAGCATATGGTTCAGATGCAGCCGTTGATAGTTCAGTACCATTCAATAAAATATTAGAATGAACAAATTGTTGTCTTGTACCATCTTCTAAAAGAAAATTTTCTGGAGCAGTTACTTCTACACTATCCTCAGTAGATAATCTGCCACCAACAACAGATACAAAGGCACGAGCAGAAACAGAATCAGTATCAGCACTTACAGCTGTAAACTTAACAGCATCACCAACTCTATAACCAGTGCCGGCGTCATCAACAATAACTTCACTAATATCACCAGAACTTATTTCACTTACTTGAGCAGTTGCATTACCATTACCAACTGATGTATCTAATATAAAGGTATCATCTTTGTTATAAAGTAATCCACCTTCAGTTAACGTAATATCAGTTACAATTGATTGTACAGTAAATTGCATAGTTATATCTGATGTTTCAGATATACCCGTAAATGTTTCTGATACAGTAAATCCAGTACCTTCAATAGTATCTTCTCGAAGCGTAAATTCAACTACAGTATTAGAACCTTGTTGAAAAGTATATTCGGCAATAATCTGAGCCGTTGTTCCAGACGACGCACCAGTAATATTTTTACCAACCATATCGACAGGAACAGCATTTCCCGAATCAGAAGTACAACGAATAACAATTGGTCTTATCCAATTACCATCACTCACTCTTGCCATATCTTTTTCAGGATAATATATTTCAGCCTCTTGACCTAATAAAATTCTAAAGAAAAGTTTATGGCCTTCTGACGTACCTTTTGCTGCATACAGATCTCTAATTTGTTTAATCAGATTTCGTTTAGATACACCACTTGCAAGCGATGTTGGTATAGATTCCATAAAGGAATCTTTAAAGGCATTTAGAAAATGGTCTACTGTATTGTCTGGATCTGAATACTCAAAGAGTTGCTGAATATTTTGAACAGGATTAGCACGATACTTAACTAAAGTGCTAGTCGCGCCACTGGTGCCGCCAGTGATTGTTTCGCCTTCTTTAAATCTTTGGTTGGCAGATATATAAAGAGTTTCGTTATCATCTACTAATATCTTAGCAGTTGCTTTACTTGTTCCACCAGTAATAGTTTCACCAATATCGAATTTACCTGTACTGTCCTCAAAAACAATCTTACCTGATTCATTAGAACTGGATGCATCAGTACCATCTAACCTAAGAAAACTAGTTGATGCGGTTTCAAGTAAAACATCATCCAACGTGCCTGTTATGGTTATCTGAGCAGACTCTAGAAACTTATAATATTGTCTCAGAAAATCAACAAAGATAGGATGGTCAGCCTGAATATAATCAGGAACCTGGCCATCAATTAGATTTGATAGTTTAGTTGTTAGTTCTGCTTCATGAGACATTTTTTTAATAACTCGATCCTGATGGACTTACAGATGCAGAGGGAGCAACATAAGATGCTCCGCCGCTTTCATCGCCCACAGCAATACTATCAATCTCACCAGTTACAGTAGTATTAATCATATCAAGTTCAAGAATTTGATTTCTAAGTGCAACAATATCTCGTGAATTAGGCACAACAACAATTCGAATAAGAGTAGAAGTATCACCATCTACATCTGATATAGATGTTATATTGACCGGATCAATTGCAATATGGCCAGTGGCATAATTCACTGTACCGTGTTTTGGTTGTGAATAAACTCTATCACCACCTGTAGCGATATAATAAGCTCTTAAATTGCCATTACCATCATCATCAAAATAGTGTTCTTCATTTCTATCAAAAATTTTAAATCCTGAAGAAGTAAGAATACCACCAAGTGCTTGATTATGACCACTATGAGGATTGAAAAATGCATTGTTAAAAAACAAATTATAACTTGTAAGTGTGTTTAGAGTTGGAGAAAAATATTTTGCCAGTCTTGGAACAACAGAACTACTAGTTATAGATGTGTCTGTATTATCGATTGTTCTTAAAAGGAAAGAGTTTCTTATCACCGCATCAAACTTTGAAAGTTCTGTTGTATTATATGAGGTAATTGTAGACGTAACTTCAGTCTCTAAAGTGTCTTTTGTTTTAGTTGTTAGATTGGAATCAAACTTAAAATTCACTGTAAGAAAAACATATGTAAACTCTGGGTCAACTATAACAGGCGTAATTGATGCAACCTTGTATGGCTCCAAATTATTTAGTAAAGAATTCTTTTCTTGTAGACTTAGATTTGTTCCTTGAGTATTACTCACAGAAATAAATACTTTACCATAATCAGGTGTACTTATGACACCAAGACTAGGATCAAAAGAACCATTTTCTCCACCAAACACTTGAACATTCTCAGCATTAGCATAAAGTTTTTTTACATAAACCTTATAGTCATTCGCAGTGACACAACGACCCTGTGCAGCATAGTCAAGAGGAGCAGCAAGTTTAATAGATTGTATACTTTCTGCAGCTGCACCACCGTTTGCAGCCTCAATAGTAGTCGTATCAATATTAGTAACAGTGTTGATTGCACCAGAAGCACTAAAAGAAAATGCACCATTTGCTTCACCAATATTAGTGACAATATATTGAAGAATAACAACGTTACCGTCAGATAATGCCTTACTTACAACACCATCACCAAAATATACTTCAAATCTACCATCTTCTGATTCTTGTAAAAAGTATACAGCACTTGTACCTGTCAGTTGTGTAATGTCAGTTGCTTTAGTATAGGTTACAGTAGTGCTGTCAGTTGAAGAGTTTTGTACTTTGACGGTAAGTGTGGAAGTGTCTGCTAGATTGCTTGTTAAAAAGAATTTTTGATTAACGTCAGTACTATCAACCGTATATCTTGTTGTGATATATGTGCCTTCATAAATTGGTATGTCTGCAAATAAAAGACCTGCACCATCTTGAGAAGCAGTAAAATCTGATACAGTTACAAATTGATAATTAACATTATCAATCTTAGTAGTAAACACTTGACCAGCATTCATAGTTGCTGTGGTCAAAGCACGATCATTCAAAAAAACATTCACTCTTGCTCTTGGTGATCGAACTGATCTAACTTCATATCCCAACGTCTTAGCATGAGATACTACACTTGAACGTAGAGCCGCACTATCGATAAACATTTCGTTAGCAACCATGTTGGCATGGAAACTAAGATAATGTGTATTATATGCAAGCACATCCAACAATGCACTCATACCAGAACCTTCAAAATCATAATCAAGAAATTGGTTTTGATTTTTCAAAAAAGTTTTAAGATTGCTCTTAATCGAATCAAAATCAAGTTGAGAAATATCTAATTTTTGATTATTTGCCATTATCGCAATGCCTCCAATAGCACGTCTAATTGAACTATTTCGCCTGGAGCATTTATCACTTCAAAGTTTATTGTTATATCATATGCATTAGAGTCCATGTTATCAATAACATCAACACCTAACAATAATGCTCTCGGTTCATAATTATTAATAACATCTTCTATAGATTGTGCCAATACTATTGCAGTTAAAGGACTAACTATTTCAAATAACAAATCCCTAACACCAGAACCAATTTCTGGATGAAAAGGCTTTTCATAGAAGTTTGTTAAAACTAAATTTCGAACTGACCGCTTTACTGCTGTAATATTCGTAAGAACATTAACATCGCTATCTCTAGATCGCCGAGTAAAGAACAAATCCAAATCTCTATACTGTTTAACATTTAGAGTTGAATTATTTTGTCTTTCTGCATCTCTAAGTGCTGTAAGTTCTTTAAATGAACCTGTTCTTTCTACTGTGGCCACTGAACACTCCGTTATTTTTATTATTTATAAGGAATCATCTAATGGTATAAGTTGCTTTCAATGGTCTATATTCATGATATTCTGCATCCACAATAATAACTTCTGATATAAGAGCATTGATATTGTCTTTCCAATAATTTAAAAATTTATGAACTCTTGGGCAATCTGGAACAACATCTTCTGTTTGCCAGACGAATTCTTGCAGAATATTTGTATAGTCCGGCATGTAATAAAATACATCAACCGTGACTATACTTTTTTTGTGAAGTAAAATCATGTCCACGCACTTCCTGTTCTACTATCAACACCAGAATTTAGTTTGATAGAGTTTGTTGCACTAGGAGCACTACCACCACCAGAATTAAGGTCAAGTATTGTTCCAGCAACAATACTTGTTTTACCTACAGAACGACTATCAATTACACCAGCAGATTTCAATGAAATAGTTCCTGTCCCGCTATCAGCAGTAATAAAGACTAAATTTTTAAAAGCTGTCAATGTAACGTCTGCTGTGCTAGATGCTATTTGCAAATCTTTCACCACACCAAGTTCATCTTTTCCGTTTATTATAGTCTTTCTATTCTTCTCAACTACTAAATCATAATCTTCTGTAACATGTAGTTTATAATCTTCATTAATTTGTGCAGAATAATTTCCTCTAATTTCTAAAAGATAATTGCCGCCGCCATCTTTAACACCTATTTTTGTTTTTCTATGACCATGAATTTTTTCATGATAATCACCTTGAACTTCTAAAATATAATCACCCTTTATTAACTGTCGCACATTTCCATTGACAGTTATGTTAAGCGCATCTTCTTTGTCACTCCGTCCACCAGCACCAATATATATGTCCTTTTTCCCAGCAATAATTTCATAACCGTCACCAATAACTTTTATTCTTCTATCACCATTAGGAAGATATTCTTCAAAGGAACCTGCTTTATGTTGATTAAGTAATCTTTCGACTCCAAGAGTATCATCAACAATATTAACGTGGCCTGATTCACTTTGAGTAACATGTGCATATGGATAATGTGGACCTATGTAAGTATCATCTGCTAGCTGAGGTTCAAGTGCTCCAATGTGTGGTTCTTCTATTGGTTCTACACCAATATCCAATTCAGCATTATCACTAGTTGCTGCAGCACCAATATCTAATTCCTGTGCATCTACCGTTTCAGGATCAATAGAAGTCATTGCTGGTTTTTTCGCTCTAGGTGCTGCACTTTTACTTTGTTTAGAAACTCGTTCTTTACGAGCCTTTATTGTCGCTGGTGATTTTTCATTTGGTGGTACATAGAAATCACTTGCGTAAAAGTCATCAGTCTTACCCTTTGATTGTATAGGAGTTCCATCACTACTTTTAGGATTGGGCCCATACCTAGTTGTTCCACTTATTTCTTCATCTACCATTATTTTTTTACCCTTTTTAACCCTGCTGTAACCGATTTAGATTTATTTGAAGCTTCATCTATAATATCTTGAAACGCGTTTTGCAATCCACCACTCAAAGCATCAAGTGAACTAGTATCCAAAGGCGTTTTTTTAGCACCAACAAACATTTCATGTAATTCTATCGATAATGTTTTTGTAATTTTTTGCATATCCTCAGCAGACTTTCTTATATCAGGAGAATTTTCTGCCAATCCTTTAGAAAAATTTCCAACCTGTGTATCAATATCCTTTACTTTTTCTAACAAGTCGGTTATTTTATCAGCTAAATCACCCATTATTTTTCTCCTATAATCATGAATCCATTGAAGGTAATATTTTAATTGATTTCATAAGTTCATCAAATTTATGTTGTATATCACCCGTTATTGAGGTGTTATCTTTTAATTTTTGCGATTGCGCTACAAGAGCTCCTTCAAGTTCAAGACTAGCAGCTATTTCCGGCACTGATTCCATAGCCGCATGCAGAGGTTTAATTGCTTTTTCCATAACATTACCTAATTCATCCATTTGCAAATTAGGAACCATTTTTTTTATCATACTAGGCAAATCACTAGCACCTTGTCCAACAATTCCACCTAATTTATTTTTAAGATTTTGTAATTGGTTTGTTTGAGCTGTAAGTTTATTCTTTAAACCCTTTAATGCACTTTTATTTATTGCAGGAATGTCTGGCTCATTATCGCCAAGTGCTCCTCTAAGTACATCAGCATCAAATATAGGTTCTGTCATAGGACCACCAAAAAGTTCTTCATCTTCTTCATCCAATGCTTCGCCATATTCTACAAAACCCGCTATAGGATTTCTACTTGCTATTTCAGCACCAGCTGGGTCGCCTAAATTTTTAATTTTAGACTTCATACTTTTAAGTGCCGTATCCATTTCTCCTAATTGTGATAATACAGCAGGATTTGCCATGTCTGTTAAATTACTAACCATACTATCTAAATTCATACCTTTACCTATTAATGCATCACCAAACTTACTTTGAATATCTGATATTTTTCCTGACATATCCAAACCACCAAGATTACCTGAAATTGCTTCACCAAGCATATCCTGCAAATTTATATTAGGTATCTCGGGCATTTGTGGAATTACTTTACGAAGTTCGCCCATTGCTTCTTCAATTTTTCCTTTCACTTCACTTGTTGCTGCCGGTGCATCATTTTCTAATTGTTCTTTTGCTTTTTCAAATAATTTAGTGAATACATTTTTAGTTTCTTCTTGTTTGTCCGTTAAATCTTTTGCAAGATCAAATACATCACTTAAACTTTTGGGTGCACCTTTTCCTTTTGATGCCTTGCCGAAAAAAGCGGAAATTGGATTACCACCACCGCTACCCTGATCGTTACCGAGAGGCATAATATTTTCGAATTCTCCTGAAATCAATTCACCAAATTCGTTGAGTAAATCTTTTACGCCATCAGCTGCAATTGTCCGGCCTGGTTCATTTTTTCCTGCTTGTGTCATTTTAAATTCCTTAAGCGTCAGCAGCTCTTATAACTCTAAGAAGTTTTCGTCCTGACTTTCTGGGATTTCTACCATTTGTGTCTACTTTTAATGTGCCTCCGCCGATCGACTGCCACCAGCGTTACCATTAATTAATCGAATATTTTTACCCTTCGTGCCATGATAAAATCCAACATGACCTTTACTGGGATCGGGAGGCCCGTTTTTCGGATCTCTTTCAAACACCATAATATCACCTTTTTGAAATTTATCATAAGGTATTTCGCCTTTACCATCCCAAACAACATCGCCTGGATAATTTTGATAAGCTCTAGAACTTAAATTGTTGCCTGATAATGGTTTCTTTCCTGCACACTTTAAAGCATGAGTAACAAACGCTGCACACCAATGCGTGCCTTCACCTGTTCTACCCTTATGACCAATTTCTTTAAACATTTGTCTAAGTTTACCATTTTGACCGCCTCTACCTTCTCGCATCTCTGGCCATTCTCCAGTTTTCGGGTCATATTTACCATAGATACCTTTATTATACAAACAATCTTCTAGATCTTTTCCTGTTTCAGATAACGGAGCATCTATTGCTTCTGATGCGGCCGCCGAAGCTTCGCCACCAGATGGTGCACCAGATGATGGCGATAATGGAGCACGAGGATCTCCACCGCTGCCAGGAGCATCACGGCCAGGAATACAACCAATGACAACAGGATGTTGTTTATCATGTGCATCAAGAAAGAAACCAAACACTGTAGTTCCTTCTATAAGATTTGAAGTCCCACCGACACCACTAATGCCTGGTGAATTTGTTGGATGCATAACAGATGCCCACGGCAAATCTTTAGTGGGCAACTGATCTTTATCTTGTGTATGATATCCTATGCAACGAACCTTAACCCTACCTAACTTAGCAGGATCACCAACTGAACGAGGTTTACCATCTCCATCAACGAATAATACTATACGAGCTTCTACAACACCGATAAACCAACAGAAACCATCTAAACCAGCAAAGTTTGAAATATCTTGTTGAATCACAAATATACACTCCTACGTTATAGAAGTATTTATAAGTTAATTACAACCTGTTGATATTACCTCTAGAGCCGTAGACAGAACGCCATTGACCCAAGCCACGATTTTCTAATGTTTGAATATGTGAAAAAGGATTCATTGTGAGATTACCGGCAACAACAATTCTATCATCACCGATATGCTCAGGAACCGAATGATTGATCCAGCCAGGAAACATAATCATCATACCTGTTTGTGGCATAATTCGGTATGACCGTTCAGCTCTATCAAATAATAATGGTGCCGAATGAGGCGGACAGTTCACATAATAAACAAAACTCCAAAGATGCGGCCAATGATTATGCATAACTGTATAGTCGCCTTCTTTATATATGGCACCCCAGCAATCATAAGCAATCATATCTAATGGGTGTGGATTGTTCTCTGTTGCGATATCAATTGCTCGATTGCAAACCCATTGAAACCCTTTAGAGTTATCATGCATAAACCAATCCGTCATATGTGCTTTGACGTTGGTTTTTTTGTTTTGTTTATCGCCATATTCTCGAATCTGTCTTTCAAGATTTTCGTTTAGTGTTAAATCCTGATCGGGAACTTTAATTGATGATAAAGAAAGCAAGTTTACATTAATGACAGGAAACTTTTCTATAAATTTTTTTGAAAGCGGTGTTCTCTCAAACAGCGTTGATGGTTTATTTCTATTCTCTAGTGTCTTCGCAAGATTTGATAAACTGTTCATATTGTTTCATTTTCCTTTCAATGTTATTATTATAGTATCTTAACAGATAATTAATATCATGTAAAATTTTTTCTTGCATGTCGCATCTTTTTTTAAGATATTCTAAGTCATCCATAATTAAGTTTTTCTCAATATAGTGATACTACCTTGCCTGAACTTATGTGGCTCGATTATATCCAATCGTTGTATATTGGGGCCTGTAAGTTTATCAAACTTAAACATTGGACCATGCAAATATTTTGATATGGTTTCACCATTCTTATTTTCTTTACCCTTAAAGAAAGTAAAATGAACAATCAAATATTCCTTGATTATCTCAAAGTAGTTATCAAGAAAGAATTGCAATTCATTCGGGCCTCCACAATCAAACCAGCACAAATCAAATTCAGAATAGGTATCTTTCACCTTAGTCATAATATCAGAATTAGTAAAATCGCCTTCAATAAAATCAACGATATTTGATGCGTTATTGGTTATCAACTCTCGGCGATTGTCTGCTCTAGTTTCATCTGTTTCTAAACTCTGGTCATCAATGACAACTAATCGAGGATTATATTTGGTATTCATGAATTCAGGATCACAATTACCATCCCAATGCAATTCAAAATTATTTTCAATTGCTTCTATTAAAAATGGTGTAGTATAACCAAATCCAATTTCTAATACCTTTTGTGGTCGAGCCATTTCCATCAAACCAATGAGAAACGGACCAACTTTTTCTGTGCCATATCCTGGCGTATACCATTCTTTATATTTTATCATAAACTTGCAATTCCAATACTAGTTAATAAACAGACAAACCAAATTATAAACAACCAACTCAATATTTTAATTATTCCCATAAAAGTGACCTAAGACTATAAACAAGTTTCTATAAACTCTTCTGCCAATGAATATTCCATTGCATAGGCTTGCGTCTCCCACGGCTGTTTATCATAATCAGTTCGTGCATAGTTTCTATATTTACTGTCTTTACATTTCCACATTTGAAACGATGCATCAGACTGAACATATTTCTTAGTTGCATATTGCATAACATGTACCATTTCATGACAGACAGTCGTAATAAAGTCATATACGCCATCACTAACCAACAAAACACCATCCCTAGACAATCTGTTATGTATTCCAATCTCATAAGTTTTCTTTTCATAAGAATCCATGCACCAGCCATACATACCGTCCTTAAGTGTATTAGTAAGTGTACAAGATATGTAAAGATTGCGATGCCGTGGTAATAATTTCTTGATACAGAATTTAATTACCTTGTAAGCAAGTATTCTGTCTCGTTTTATGCCGCCTTTGGTTTCAAAATATATCATAGTGTTAACGCAAGAATGTATAAGAATGTTGATTCATACCAATATTTATTTCATTATACATGATAATAATTTGTTGGATGTTACGTTTCCTCGGACACATTCGATTCTTGTCCGAGGTTTTGTAACATCATACATGATAACATACTAATAGAATAATTGCAACAATAATAATAGTTTGTGACAACATAAGTACCCATACCGGTATCTCTACAAGTTTTATAAATTGTTGATTAGGTAACTTCATAATAATTGGTACGCTCGGTAGGATTCGAACCTACGGCCCACAGCTTAGAAGGCTGTTGCTCTATCCAACTGAGCTACGAGCGCTTTTGTGTTTATTCTTACGAGTATATTTCGTTTTATCACAAACCACTCGCATGCGAAATGGGCCATTCGGATCTCGAACAACTCTTTTCCAGGCATTTTTAAGTTTTGAACGTTTCTTTTTCATTTGATCGTTTCTTTTTCATTTCGAGGTAAAGTAAACATAGTGCTGCATATAGTAAGATTTGTAAACGAATGTAATCTTTCTAACAAATTCTTTAATTCTTTAAGCGAATGCTTATTGGCTTGATAAAGAATACCAATGCCATGATTTTGTGTCCAAGCTTTTAGTTTCTCTTCACGGTCATCAATCAGGATATTCGATTGCCCATTTTCATTAACAGCATATTTTTCTTTTACACTTGAAAAGTATGCATCCTTGGGAGTGTAACCATGATTTGCCAACCATTTTCTTTTCAAGGATATGCTATGATCATAGTCATCACGTAAAGGAGCAGACAGAATATACCAATTACCATTTGTAAGTTCATGAATAAACTCAACTAATTCGTCTGACGTTGGAAATTTTGGTAATCGCTCAAAGAAATCAGTTCCTTTCAGTGCTTTTACAGATTCATTCTTGTCTGGCAGATCTTTCCAGTGATTTACATTATAATGTCGTGCTAATTCTGTAAAGAAATCAGCAATAACACCATCCATATCAAGATAAATGTTCATATTACCAAACCAAACTTATTAAAAAAAATGATATTATAATTATTACTAAAGAATAAAAACTATTTATTTTTATATCACCAACTCACTCTATAACCCTTCGAATGCGGGTAATCCAGCTTCAAACCACTTATGATATTGTCCATATCACAAATTTTTACTCTACCATACTGTATACAACGATAAAACTTACCATTTTTCTCAACTTTGACAAAATATGTAGTATAGTCAGTTGAGGATTTAGGAGTAAATCGTAATATTTTCAAAAAATACTCCATGGTTGAACACCAATGATGGCACAAGCAAATATAAATGCACTGCCAACAAACATTATGGCTGTGCCTAACATATTTATAATTCTCATTATACCAAACCTTTCTTAAACATGGCGTAGTCAGTCATCTTCATTACCAGTTCCTCATCAGATTTTCCATCTTCAGAGCAGTGCGGGCGGGTCGTTGGTGATAAACGTTCCGCCACATATCACTCTCTGGCCATTGTCGAATGCCTTCAGCAATGAAACCGAAATGTTCTTCGACAATTTCGTCGTCGATCATCCAAGTTACATCCTCACCATAAGAGCGACCGATGCCTGAGCAAGACTCACGTACATATTGCTCGAATACCTTTTTGGCATCCTGGCCGTCAGTATCAACGAATACAGTACCAACATTACCAACAATGATTTCATGTATTCCTATCATATTTGCATTCTCCATCATTTTCGACTAATAGTTATTTAGCGAGGGCTTTCAGTATGGGCTTCGATCCACCACTTCGATTCATCACAAATCGACCAGTCTGCATTGCTGTTATTCCACCAATGCCGCCTCCATCAGTACCCCAGTCTGACCCAGAGCGGGTTCGTGGAAGGAGATCCAAGATTGACCCATACTCCATATCTGCTTTCACAAACTCTTCATTAGTTGGGTGAAAGACCTTACGAATGGTGAAGATAGATCCTCGAATCTCGAAGCTCCAACCTAAATCCCCACAGGCGATTCTGATGTCGTTGGCTGCTTCAATCGTTTTCGCACTTTTTGTCACACGTACAGTCATTATATCAACTCACTCAAAGAGCTCTCAACACCGGCTCGCTCTGCGTACAGGTCTGTGCCATCGCGAAGCTTGACCGATCCATTCGGCAGTCGAATCTTCACTTCCAGATCCTTGCCGTACTTGGCTCGCACCGACTCGATGACACCAGTGTATTCTCTGGTGAAAATCTTTCGACCTTTCGCCCCCCAGAGACTATTCATATATTGATTTATGGTAAATTTCATCAATTTCTCTCTTTTTTCACTCTACAACTGACATTTTACAGGAATTTGGTGCCCTTGTCAACCCTTTTTTCGGGTTTTTTCGCTTTTTCGCATGATTTTTTCTAATGCGAACTAAGTTATTGATTTTATTGAAGAAAATCCCTTGCCTAAAATATCTATTTGGCATATTTTTTTCCAGAAAAATTTTTTAAAGAAGATAAAATTATATAGTTGTCAGTTTTGGGTAGGGAGGCTTATAGACAATATCTGACTAACATTTGAATTTCTGATTCAGAAAGTTTCTCAACAGATTCAGAATGCGAATCACGAAGATATTTGTTGATATGCTTCGTGGTTGTTACACTATACTTTTCAGTAGTGCGAAATGCGATGCCTTCCTGATCATGTCCAGCTACAGGCGTTTCATAAGAGAACATAACTTCAGCACCAGTAGGAAGTACAAGCAGAGTCATATTAGAAGCGAGGGTTTTGATTTTCATTTGAGTACCTTGAATGTAAGATAGAGACGTTATTGCATTTATAGATTAGAAAAGTCTTTCCAGTTTTAGTGCCCCCCTCTTCAATTGACAAAAAAAGGAGGCTGACTGCCATAGAGATTTACTCAATTTAGCGTCAGTCAGCCTCAAAGTCACAGAGACGACGAAAAAACTATATAGATATTATCTCAAATATTACAACTAATGTCAATTGTTTAGTCAAACCGTTTGAGTATGGAAGCTCAACCGATTGCATATGCAAGAATTTCTGCATCACCAGCAGCTGATTTATCATTACCATATAGCTCTATAGTACTAGAGCTGAGCTGCTGCTTACCAGATTTCACCAGAGTAATTTTAGTGGATTTCTCATTAGGTCGAGCATACACCAAAATGTCACGGTGACGATTCAGTCGATTCCACAACTTACGCCCACCAATGGACTGAGAGGTGCCTGCTTTCATCTGTAATGAAAGTTTCTTCATAAGTAATACATAGACCCTAACTGCTAAGTTGCGCCCAGTATAGCGACGGTCAGTGCGTACTATGTCCACATGCCATGCCTTACCATCACGAGATAAATCGAGCTCCATTGCAATCTTAGGGCGATTCGATTTCCCACGCCATAACTTAGCAGGGTCGAGCACATTCACGTATATGCTGTCAGCGTTATACTTGTTAACCCATATCTGCAATCCACGCCTTGTACCAATGAGTTTGCCCCATGGCTCCTCTTCTGAATCAATCATATAACCAAGGTCGTTACCTTGCTCCATGTCAATTAAAATAGGCATCTACTTAATTGCTCTCATGAGGCGATTAATATTCGAATTCTTAAATCGGCCAGTGGCTACGTAGCTACGAAAAGCTTTGCAATCAGTATTATTCGTTGCACAAGATGCATATAGTGAACAATTCACGCAAGGTTCTATAGCTATAGTGGGCATTATTTCAGCTAGCTCACTATACTCAGTTGGAGTACCACGACCATTATGAGCCTCGACGTCATACCATATGTTAATAGTGTTATTCATTCGCTAAACTCCTCGTCATTCCAAGCATCGGCAATCTCGCCGTAGTTCACATGATCTAGTGTGTGCAATTTGCAACCATCTTCCTCACGCATCTGCATATCAGGCGTTCCATCTGGAAACATATCGCGAATAAACTGCTCCACGAGCTCTGAATTCCACTCTACGATTCTTTTTTGTTCATCAATGCGTGTAAAATATGCATATTCTTCGTTGTCTACCCATAGAGCAGCGTTCCATGTCGAGTAGTTAGTCCAGCCGTTGTACTCAGTATCGAGCATGTTGTGTTGATAAGTCATAATTTTGTGTCTCTTTTTTCAGTGTTCATACGTTGTATTATACCAGTATTTTAAGCGTCTGTCCAATACTTTT